AGTCGCATCCAATTCATTGGGATCAACGTAGATGACGTTACCTTGTATATTCTTTAGAAAATTCTCCAGTCTTGAAAGGGGCATCCTACTCTTCTCTAATTACAGATTCTGTCTAAGTTTATTTATGATATTAAAGATCAAGTTAATGTTACGCTGCTGTATGAGTTACCTTCCTCCACGCAGACCCATTGTAGAAACATATCACCTCTAAATCAGAGTCATAAACCATAGCACCCTGACTTAATCCAGTCATAGAATTTCTCTGAGAGGTGGAGACAACTGGAGGATAAAAAGGTGATGTTGTACTAGTGCATTTAACTTCGCCTGTTGCGGTCACTTTTCTACAATCTACATCTTGACAATCTATGTCTTGACTAGGTGATATACCATAAATGCCACCGTTGGCCAACATAATATTTAAAGTTTGACCTTCTGAAATTCCCGAATAATACTTTGACATTAAAGTGTCCTCCTATCATAATGATATCCAGCAATCGAATACTGGTTGTTATTGCCTGGGTAGTCTTCTGGAGTTTCACCCTTATATTCTGGAATAAGAACTTCTCCATCTTTTCTTGTGCCGTATATATGATAAAAACAATCAATGGTTGATAAATCAGTAATCAAATCAGTATTAGTTGAGTCCTCTACGATAACAATGAAATCTTCATCAATTTCTTGAATCACAAGATTTTGTTGTCTTCCGATTGGTTGTAACTGAACAGAAATACTATCAATATCAACTAAATCTTTCCAGTAATCTGGTAGATTAATTACGTTAGTTCCTGTGATTCTACCACGATGATAAACGCCACCCTCTGGGCCTTCTAGACATATGTATCTTAATCTATGTCCTTCTTTTGTAGGGTGTTTGATATCAAATCCTTTCCAACCTTGAACATTGATAGAACTACCAGACCAAGAGCAAGATTGTCCTGTGCATCCTAATAGATTACTCGTGTGAAGATTTCCACTATTGATGGTTTGATCTCCAACAACCACTAAAGCATCAGCAGTTTTACCGTCACCATCTATCTTTACGTTACCATCGGATTTAATTGCAAGTTTTGCCTCACAAGCTGGTTGTACATCAAGTGAATTCTGGGGTGCAGAATTCGATGATACATTTAAAACCGCATCATATCCTGGCGCAGCTGATGGTTGTCCAACTAAAACAGGGCCATTAAGAACCGCAGTTCCTGTTGGTGAGGTATCAGGTGGAACATAAGATACATCATTTGTTCCTACAACTAATTTGTCTGTTTGGGTTCTAGAAATGTTCATAATTCTCTCTGTGTAGATAACTGTGTCTTCTTAAGATTCGCTGTCAATGCACCAAATTTTTCATCAGCAAAAGACGCAGCAACCATGAATCCATACTTAAGTTCAATCTGACCTTTTGCAATCACACTCATGTCCTTCGTTGCTTTGACTGTGACTTTTTCTGCTTGAACACGAATGTCAGGAGCTCCGATGTCTGCAATTCTTTCTGCCTTTAAAACAAATTGTCCATCTTGACCACCACCATTTGCATCAACAAAAATATTTTTAGCTCTTAATAATATATTACCATTCTCACACTCAAAGACCATATCACCTCTTTTGGCTTTTACGATCTTCGCTGGGAGTTGTGCTATGTCACCAGCATTTCTAACCTTCAGTCCCTCTCCAAGAACTTCAGTGTAACATCCTGGCGTGTATAGAACTGCTTTACCAGTTCCAGGCCCACCACCAGTTCCACCTTGACCAGTTCCAGAGTGAAATGCAAAGGATTGTGCTTCCTGTGTTTCTATTTCATAAAGAGTTTCACCATGTATGCTACTTTGACCACTATTAATAGCATACCTTAATTTAACCTGTCTCTCCAGATTTTTTTTATCTTTTGGTGCTTGTGCCATTTTTATTTTTCAATACAACTAATTACAGTTACGACTACATCTTGAGATAGAGTCCTATCGAAAGGAGTATCCGTATCAGCGAGTCGAGATGCATCATCAACTTTAGTAAATTTAAGAACTGGTAGTAGTTTAGCACCAGCTCCAGTGTCGCTATTTATTGTAATATCGGGAAGTCCAGTAAATCCAAACCCACCATTCACAACAGTTGCACCCACAATCAATCCGTTTTGAATATTCAGCTCGACTTGTGCATCTCCAGGCCTCTGTATTATATCACCAGTTGTATCGCCTGGCACCACTGTATCGCCTGGCGTTACTGTATCGCCTGGCGCCACTATAGATCCATTACCAACTGAAGCTGTATCATTATCATCATATCCAAATCCAACATTATCAATTACAACATCACTCAATGAAGTAATATATGATGTTTCACCATCATAATTTCCATTTGGATCTGGAATCACATCTTTAATATTTCCATCAAGATCTGTCTCCGTTGTGGTAGGTAAATATTCTTGGCCAGGATCTGTCATTACAACACCTACCACACCAAGTTCAGTTCCATTTGGATCTGTAATATAAACAGGCAAATCTGATCCTGTTACATTTAATCCAACATCATTTATTTTAGTCGAGTTTTCATCATTATCAAACACAATATCCCCAACTACTTTTCCATCAGGAATTATTTTTGTAATTTGATCTAAATCAACTTGATTGGTTAGTTCAGCCAAAGATAATAAATCTCTCTGCCTGTCAGACTCAGTGTAACGTAAAGGAGACACATTTCCCATAACTGGATGTCCTCCAGCGCCATAACCCTTATCACAACTGTCAAAGAAAGAAAGTAAAGGTGGTTCTGTATATCCAAATCCTGTTCCGTTAATCGCAACCCCGATAATTTTTCCAAGAGCATTTACAATTGCACTTCCAGTTGCACCTTGACCACTACTACCTATGAAATCAACTCTTGGTGGGCCACACTTAAGAACGTTAGTATTACAATTTGGTGCTGAGGGTATTGCTGGTATTCCTTCTGCGATACTATCAATACCCTCAGCAAGATTTGTGAGAGCACTCAACCCAGCCTTATCAAGTATATTACCAAACTCATCTTCGATTGATTTAGTGACTCCGTTCTTTGAGGAATATGAAGTTGCTGGAGGACAATTTACTGAATCACAATCAAGAACATTGGTAATGATATTTGCAAATTTAATCGCCTTTGAAAATGTTTTACTTGGAAGTGGCATTGCACCACCTGTGATATTATTTAATTGTCCAAACATACCTCCAAGATTTGAATCTAATATATTATTAATCTGTCCAAACATATCACCAAGAAAATTTTCTATACCACAAATCGGAACATCTAATACTTGACCAATCATGTTCTCCAAACTCTTTGCAAGGTAGTCTAATAATTGATCCTGTATCTTTTCTATATTACAGAAAATGACATCAGCTAGTGTCTTTGTTGCTTGACCTGTTGGAACTTGATTGAACTTATCAACTTTATCTGCAAGATTTAAATTTAATTTATCAAGAGTATCTTGAATCAACCAAGAACGACCACGACGAATCAATTTTGTCATGGAGTTATGAACTAGATTTGTTGTTTGTCTTATCTCTGAGTTTATATCGACAATGCCACCATAAATCGGATCAATGTTTCTACCTCCACCGATATCTTGAAGAGCCTCTGCTCTTCTTGTAAAATTTTTGATTGCATTACTTATCTTTGATATCTCATTATCTTCACAAGGACTAAAATTGTCAATTACTATATTTGTAGAGGCCTCTTTTTGTTTGTGTGCAATACTTTTTGCAAGTTCGCCAGGCGTAAATGAACGAGGCCAAGGTGACGCTTGATGTTGTGCCTGTTTTCCAGAAGTTTGAACTACTTGTGGTGGTGTCCAAGGTGTAAAACAAGTTTGTTTCTTTGCATTATATTCCGCAGTTGTTAGATTATCACGAAAAAACGTTTGTCTAAACAATGTTCCAAATATAATCGGTTGTTGTGCATCATCACCATCTGCAAAAAATCCAACAACAACTTCTCCACCTTGATACTGCACTGTCTCTCCACAACCACCAGTGGTTGCGGTATTTGATGGTAATAGAATATGTGCTAAGGGTAAATCCTCATCAGGGAGATCATCTGCACAATCATGATACCCAACGATACGAACTCGGCATCTAAAACCATTGATTTCTTCTCCGTTCGCTGCTTGAGTGCTTTCAAGAGAATCTCCCCACTTTCCTTTCTCTGGATCAGTCACTTGACCAATCCACCAGTTCATAGGATCTTTTCCCCAAAAATTTGTTGATGGTTGATACATCTAATTAATCGTCGTATATTAAACACTCAGGTTCATCTGGGTGTTGATCGCAGAATAATTCCAAAGCGTTAGGATCATGATGATCTCCAGCTTCGATTTCTTCTTTATGATGTTCGACATACTCTTCAAGTTCATGTAGTTCTTCTTTTGCATGTCTTCTTGCTGCTGGATTCGCCTGTGGATCGTCAGCAATTTTCTTGTCGTATTCGATGTGATCTTCGATTGATTTCATTTGATTCTCCTGTTTCTTTTATTTAAGCGGTAAAGGCATCACGAATTAGAGTTACCTCAGTATTAGCTCGATTACC